GGTAACGCCTATCTGCGTTGCCGTGTGGCGAGCGTAAACGGTGTCCAAAGGGCGCACTTGACCCTATTGCCGTACACAAATTGCGCCTACTCTCGCGACCTGTTTTACGGCAATGAACCGATGTTGTACTACTCCGACATTTGGAGTGTTGCATATTGGGTGTACAATCCACCCAAGCTGTACGCCGTAACCCGCGGAGGCGTGCCGAACTTCCAAGAATATGCCGACGGAACGCTTGAGACCGTGTTTCACTTTACTGAAAAAACCCCTAAGACGCAATGGTATGGGGCTCCGGATACGCTCGGCGCAACGGCGTGGATGTTTTACGAGACACAGCAATCGGATGCGCTCGTGCGGCAGGCCGCTAACCGCTGGCTTGGCACTATGCTGTTCGTCACTCAAGCCCCGGATCCCATGGAAATGGCTGAGGTTAGCGAAGAGGAGATGGTGCAGCACCTGCAAAAAACGCAAAACAATATCGTCAATGCGTTGACCATGCAAGGGCAAAACCGTGCAGGCATTGGCGTTGTGCAATATCCCCACGGGAGCGAACGCCCGGAGGCTATCCGGTTGGAGCCTATGACTGACCACCAGTACATAACAAGTACGGGTGCTATGGCACGGGAAAAGATATACGGCTCCCACGGCTACACGCCTATCCTGAACGGCGAAATACAAGCTCGCACGTCGCTTGGCGGCAACCTGCTAATTGACCAGTTGCGCGTTACGGACGTGTTGACCCTGAAGCCGGCTCAGGACAAAATGCAACGCGTTTGGCAGACGATTTTCGACGGCCTCGCATTTGCTACCCAGCGCCCGGACATGGCGAATAAAACGCTGTTTTTCCGCTCCCCGGTGCAAACCCTTATCAATCAAATCCTACCCCAACAGACCAATGCCCCAGCAAACATTGCTTTCATCGAGTGAGTGCTTATTTTACGTGAGCCATCACTACAGTCTGTCCGCTTCGGACGTGCAAAAGCAGATTTTTCTGCAGGAGCGCCGTGCCGCGCAAACGGTAATTGGAGCGGACTTTTTTACCCTCCTTTTGGCAGACGTGTACGATTACACGGGTACGCCGGAGTGGGTGCCGGGGACGTATTCGTTCAATCAATTCGTTATTCGCTTCGGCCTCGTTTACCGGTCCGTCGCCAACGGCAATACATCGGATCCAAACGGCAGTCCGACGTGGGTGTTGGCAAACAAGTTCGAAACCGGCTGCTACAATTTGCTTTGGGATAACGGTTTTGCCAACTTTCTATCGAACGTAATCTTTGCCGCATCGTGCAACTCGATAGCCTACAAAGTAGCTCCGGGGGGGATTGTGCAAATAAACGCACAGGATGCCCAGCAGGCCGCCATTCAGACGGCGCAAACCGTCGCCACCAAGTACCGCGAAGATGCAAACAGTTGGTGGGAGCTGGCAGCGCAATACGCGATTGATAATAACGAAAGTTGCAACGGCGCGTTTGATGAGTTTCTGCCCGTGAAAAAGCACATCGCGTGCACGGCTAACGGCCAAACCGCTCAGCTTGGCAGGGCGCGTAACCGCTACTTCTTTGTTGGCACCTCGTTTAACCACCCCAACAACGCTAACTGGTAATGGCTGTACGTGAACTTTTAACGGCGGTTATCCGCGCTGGTGGAACGTTGGTAAGCGAGGCCGAATATCGCCGCCGTATGGCCATTTGTGAGGCCTGCCAAAACAAAGGCGAGGTAACGGTCTTGGGCGTGGATTTCGCTGGCTGCACGGTCTGCGGGTGTCCGTTCGTGACCAAGTGCCGAGCGGATTTTCACCCGCTGGACGGGGGTAAAGTAAAATGCCCGGAGGGAAAATGGTAACGCACGCATACATAATCAGCCGTGCCGGCGACTTTGAGCGCCAGCGCTGGGCGATTGACCAAGCTGACCAGCTCGGCGTGGGCTACCGCTTTTTCCCGGCAATGCAGCCCGATGGGGTACGCTGGGGAGCCCTCAATACCCGCGTGCGGGGTATGCGAAAAAACGGCGCGTTTGGATGCCTGCTTAGTCATTACCACGTCCTTCAGGATGCGCTTTTAAACGGCACCGGGGCCCTGATTTTTGAAGACGATTTACTTCCCATGCCCGGGTTTGCCTTCGACTTTACCGACCTGCCACCGGCTGATATGTACTTCTTTGGCTGGATAACGTGGGGAGCTGAGGCAAAGGTCACTCCTGTAACCGAGAACTGGCACAAACGGGACAATTTTGCAGGCACCCATTGCTATTATGTGCCCTACGAACGCATCCAGCGGGTGCTGGCATGGTATGAAAAAAGTAAGTGGGATCTACAGGTGGACAACCTGTTAGCCACGGACCAAGGGGCGATTAGCCTGCTATTCAAAACAGGCCCTCGGGTACTCCAAAATACCGAGCTGGGTACCACCATTGGCAACCGTGCCCACCAATCCGACGTAGAATTTGCAAAACCATTTCTTCACAAACATTTTTAAGTAACCATGTACAAGACAACGACCACGGTGTCCACGAACACCACCGATGCCAACTTCCCGCTCCAGCGCGACGGATTCGACGGCGCCAAAACCAATTACCGCTGTACGCTGGACATCGACAGCCTTTCGGGCACCGCCGAAATTACCTCGATTACCATCGACGGCACGGTGGTGGCTATCCCTGCAGGCACGGACATCCAAAATGAAGGCAGCGTTCAGCAGGTCATCGTGACTGCCGGCGAATCGCTGAACTACATCCAGTCGGACGTTCGCGTGAAGTTCACGGCAGCCGCGGGTTCGGATCCCTCCAACTTCCTGTTGGTCATTGGAGGCGAGGCCAACGTGACCAGCGTGACGATTGGCGGCACGCCGCGTGCCGTGACCGTCGAAACGCTGCCTGCGCAGTAGTTTTTTCATGTTAGCGGGTTTGAACGGGGGGCCTTTCGGGGCTCCCCTATTCCCGGCCAAAAACCGATTGCCCATCCGTGAAAGACTCGTCTTTAATTCGCTCCCTTTGCTTTACGGCCTTTGTGCTGTTTATGCTCAACCTCCCAGATCGCCGCTCCGAAAATGGACCTACTGATCAACAACAAGGATTTTATCCTACAAATGTGTCTCCTGTGGAACGCAGGGGAGATCCTCCGTCTGGCGGTCAAAAGTGGCCGCGCGTTGAAGGTGTCCATAACTCGGAAAAATGGCTTTCAGATGGAGATCAAAGAACCCCCCAAACCCCAACCAAATGAACCACATCCAAACGAACCCGAACCTGAAAGTGACGATAGGCCAGCGGGTTAAATTCGCTGACCCGATTACCGGTGAACCCATTTACGGCACCGTTCATGAGATAGTGAGCGGCACGGCCAATGTCATCAAAACGGTGAAAGTTATCCGCGAAGACGGTCGTGTTGACTTTATCGAGGTCGCCAACGTGGTGGTCTTGGCGGTTCAACTGATTGAGCCCCTTGCCAAATTTGGCCGCTGGGTTGCCAATCTTTTCCGCAAAAAAGCCAACCGCAAGCCCCTGTGAAGCCACCACGGTATTTCGACATGGCAGAGTTCGACGACCGCACGGCCCCCGGCTCCGGGGAAAATATGCAGTGCTCGACGGTCGGCATGCTTGACGAAGCTCGGCACCGCTTAGGCAGGCCGCTGCGCATTACGTCCGGTTTTCGTACGCCGGAGCGAAACAAGGCCGTGGGCGGCGCAAAGGAGTCTTCGCACCTCACGGGCTATGCCGTGGACATCTATGCCCCCACCGCTGAGGATAAGGCCGACCTGCTCCGGGCTTTGTTCAAAGTGGGTTTCCGGCGGTTCGGCATAATGGCAACGGCCATTCACGCCGACAACGACCCGGATAAGGCATACGGTGTGTGGGCATACCCCAATACCCAGCCGACTGATTGGGCAAGGTTCGGGTCCCTGCCAAAAATTGAAAAGCTTTAAGCGCCAAGGGCCACAAAAAACCCCCGCTATCGTTCGACGGCGGGGGTTGCTCAATTTAACCCTAATAACTACTTATGAGGGTGTAAAGCTAAAACATTCGGAGCTGAGATATGAAGTTTGCGTACCTTTTTTCGTGAGCTGCAAAGTAGTCCGCGTCCAACTCGTAACCCCAAAAATCGATGCCTGCCTTGTTTGCCGCGATTCTTGAGGAGCCGCTGCCGAGGTGCGTATCCAACACCTTTTGCCCGGGCTTTGCATAAGTTGCGAAAATCCAGTCGTACAGGGCGATGGGCTTTTGGGTCGGGTGGATGCGGCACATTGTTTGCCGTGTAGCCCATTGGTTGTTTTGATGCTTCCAAAGACTTTCTCTGCAAATTTTGGCCTGCATTTTTGCAAAACTTGTCCATGCCAATTCGTGCATTCCAAAGGACAAGCCGTTGGTTACATTTTTGTCCCAAACAATCCATTTAGCCGACGGCGGCAAATGCTCGGTAAAATAGTTGCCTCCCCAAATTATTTGGTGTTGAGATACACGGAATAGTTCGGCGAAATAGGACGCATTTGGTATGGCATTGTCCCAATTGGCCTTTTTGTATTTTGTGTATTTCGATGTTTTATACCCTGGATTATCCATACCTATCCCATACGGCGGATCCACCACGGCCAAATCAAAGAACTTATCGGGGAACTCGGCCATTGCGTCCATGCAATCGCGGAGATATGCGCGTTGGTCAATCATAACCCAAAGGCTTTAATCGTGTGCGCAAACGGGTTTCCCTCGATGTTTTTAACCAATCGCAGCATCTCGCCGGCCAGCATCCGCACTTCGCGCTGAGCCTCCGGCTTGTTGCGCAACCGCTGGAAGTGAACGAAACTGCGGAAGTTGAACATAATATCGAGTGTGAGCTGGTTGTTCATGGTCTTGAAGTAACGCGCGGATTCTTTGGCGCGGGCACGGCCCAGGATAGGCTCAAGCTCACGCAGGGCCGTGCGATACAGATAATCGCCTACGCTCCGATGTTCGTCAAGTTTGCGTATCCAGCCGGATGGCCAGTCGAACGGCAGGTAATTCCGGTCTTCTTTGAGCTCTTTATACCGTGCGCTTTCAGCGTTCACGCTCACGCCTATGCGGTGTTTCAGCAAGTGGATGTGCGTCGCCTGATCCACCGTACAAAGGAAGTGCAGACTGGATTTTTCAAAGGGCGTTTCGTGGCCCTTTTCCGCGAGCATTTTCAGCAGCGCGGGTATGCGATCTCGCTTTTCGGGGGTCAACTCCCGGCTGGTGGACGTCCATGCGGACAACGCGTGTTCGAGGTCGCCACCATAGTGGCCTAAAAGTTCAACTGTATTTGTCATGACGGCGTGTTTTTTCGGAATCAGCAGATAGAAACCAGCAAATGAAAGCGACGGCGATAATTTCGATCATGGCTTGAATGTTTTAGGGTTCGCCCCGGCCAATCTCGACCGGGTGCGCGTCTGCACGCCGGCGGCGTACAGGATAGATTCGATGCGCTCGATAGCCCGGACGGCGGTTGCGATGCTGCGCTTGATCGGTTCGCCCCGGTTCGCCCTATCTAAGTCGCTCCAATAGGCCCGTAATTGCTTCCTAAGAGCCTCGATTTCGTAAACGCTACGTGTGGGCAGCCCGTTGGTTTTCGTCGAATACGCGACTTGTGAGGGACTTCCAAGGGGTATATGGCAATCGAATATACCAAAGGTGGCCACGTCCACCGCGCGCGGGGTGCTGGGGGCAACCTCGCCACCGCTCCAAACAATTTCCCGCGGAGTGCGGGGCGCTGGTTCGGGGCGCAAAACCGGTGCGGTAACGACCGGATCCAGTTCCAACGTCGGTGCAACGGTCTCCCGAACGGCCACCGCTGGCTTAGTTTGATCCGAAAAGTTCTGCGAAAACGGTCGGGCGGTCGGGATGGATGCGGTCGGGGCTACTTCAGCCCGCACGGGGGCACGATAGCCAGTTCCAGCTGGCCGGGTGAAGAATCCAAACGGCGACCGCTGGGCACCCGTAAATACGGCTTTGTCCGGTGTTTGCGCGGAGCCCTTGGCATACACTTCCTCAAGTGCGTACAGAAGAGACGAAAGGATTAGCAACACCGTCGAAGCAATGGATAGCCACAACTGCAACGAATTCAAAGTGTGTGTTGCGGTGCTGTATTTGCCGAGCTTCGTTTCGTACTCCGCAACGGCTAATCGGCCTGCGGTCGCTGTTGCATCTTGTTGCGCTTGCAAATTTGTTGCTATCTGTTGCTCAATCTGCAGGCGTTGCGCTGCGTATTTGTCGGTGACGGCTTTCCTCTTTTTGTTGACCTCCGTTGCGGCCCAATTGTTGCCGCCTTTGGCCATTGCAGACAACTCGGGGTTAACGACCGCAGCCGCCAGTTCCCGTTTTTCTGCGGAGCGGAGGCGTGCCAGCTGGTCGTTAAGCCCCTTGTTCACGTCGGCGATTTGCAGGGCGGTGGATACGTCGGCTTTCTTCAGCTCGGGCACGGTTGTTACCGCGTCCGTGACGTAATGCCGCCCATAGATGGTGAGGCCCAAGGTGCCGAAGACCTGCATGGTGAGAAACAGGAGGGACCAAGACATAACCAACCGCTTGAAGGTGCCTTGGGTGCCATCGTAATAGCGGCCAAAGAACGTTTGGAGGCCCCTCATTAGCCCGTAATCAATCGCCATCGATATAACGCCGACGGCTGCGATTCCGAGCGCCGCTGCCAGCTGCCACGGGGCAAACTGGATAAAGGTGGAGTACACGGCGAAAAACACCACAAAGGCGCTATCGATTGCACCGTACATCGAACAGCCGTACGCTGTCATTTTATAGTATTTTTTCATGTTTGCGGGGTTGGGGTTAAGGGTTGAGGTGTTGTTCGAGGATGGCGCGGGCTTCGTCTGATAGATTGTCCCAAAGACTTTCAGCGTAGTGTTTTTGGCAGGCGGCTTTGGCATCGTCAAGAGATTTAAAGCCAGTGCTTCCCCAGACAACACGCTCTTCGATTTGTAAACAAGCGATGCCGTTATACATATCGACGCTCACCAAGTACATAGCGCTAAAGTCGTGGACGTAGGCTAATTCGGTGTTTTCGTGCGCACCTTCTTGCCACTCAAGGTCTTTGACTAAATCTTTCATGTTTGCGGGGGTTGGGGGTTAAAAATAAAAAACGTTGTCGTTGTGGATTTCGGCACGGCGCTCGGCCTGTTCCGGTTCGGGATCCGGCGGTGGGGAAGGCGGTGGCAGGTCGGCGATTAGGTCGTTGCATAACCGCGCCAGTAGCCACGTCACCAAAACGGCTACAAAAATCATTTGCCAGCAATTTCGGGCTCCGCTTCGGCCAATTCGGGGGCAACGGGCACAATCACCAGCTGATACCCGAGGCTGCCGACAAACGCCTCCAGCTTTGCGATTGAGTGGGGGAGTTTCCTACGCAGGGCCCTCGGCCATGGGTGCGACACATTGGCCTTTTGGGCCAGCTGCTCAAAGGACTTTCCGGCCAGTTCGCCGTCGATTAGCTCGATTAGTTGCTGATGGATCATGTTTGTGGGGGTTTTGATGAACGATGCCGCAAAGGTATAAAACTATTTTAAATAAAAAAATTTAAAAAATATTTTTAAAAAAGCTTGACAAAACAAAAACCCGCCTTATCTTTGACCCACATTCAGACAGACACAGACTTTCATTCCTAATCTCAATCCTTTTATCATGAATCGCTCCGTAATCTTCCGCAACGCTTGGATTTCTGCCCGCAACCTCGCCACCGTCAACGGCGGCAACGTTCGCCAGTACATTGGCGAAGGGCTCCGCAAGGCTTGGCAGGGTGTAATTGTTACCATCGAGTCGCTCACCGTTAATGCTAACCAAGCTATTAACGACTTAGCTCAAGCTATTCGTTACGCGATTAACCTGTATTATATGTCGCCAAAAAAACAAGAAGCTTTGGCTGTCGCCGAAAGTGTTGCCGAAAAGTCAACCGAGTTCGGCGGTCAAGTCGCCGCTACTGTTGCCCGCTATCGCAAATGCACAGACAAACAAGCGTATCACATTGCTAAAGCCGCTTATGCCCTTGGCTACGATTGCGCTCGCGAAGCTCAATCCATCTACACCGCTTAATCTTAACCTCAAAAAAAAATCGCCATGTACTCCAAACCCGAATCGATCATCACGACTTCGATCACCGCCGCCAAAAAAGCCATCGCGTCCGAGTTCGCTTACCGCGAAAAAAAGACCTACATCAAAGGTCTCACCTTCAAACCTACCTCCGCAACCTGCGAATGCGGGGAGACTCACGGCATTCGCGGTGAACATGGCAACGACTTTATTCGCGTTGCCGTTTGCAAAAAATGCGCTAACCAATAAATTGTATCGTTATGCAACTATCTGACTACACCTTCTACCTAATCGTAGCCGAATCTAATAGCTGGGTGCCGCCCACGCTGGCCCTCGAAGCGGAGCTAACGACCGCCAACCGAATCGTTTATGCCCGCGAGGGTGATGGCCAACGCTTCCTAATGGTTGTCGGGCTACTCAATGCGACCCCGGTCAATTTGGCTGCCGAGTTCGCGTATATCGGTTCGGTCTTCGGTCTTCACAAAAGCGTTGTTCAGGCGGTGGCTGATTTTATGCCGGACGTGACCGCCGACTTGCGGGCAAAGTCTTGTTTCATGACAAACCGCCCGTTTTAATGCTCCCCACTTACATCGCCCTGCTCGGCCTGTTTTTGGCGCTATGCGCTGCACTGGCCGAGCGTAAATCGGAATAACCATGCGCTACCTACTTGCCCTCACCATCGCCCTTCTGCTGCCCAGCTGCCGCCCTGCGGAGCAAAAACCGGCCCCGGAGTACTTTGTTCCCTGTTTCTATTTTCGTGACGAAGCTGGCGACCTGTGGCACTTCTGCCGTGAAGACGACTGGCAGCACCACACCGATACCGCAACCTATTCCAACTGTTTCTTTCTTAAGCTCCAACGTGACGGCCTCGCCGTTTGGAAGCCAGTCTATTGATTTTTTACCTATTTAACCCCATACTAACATGAAAAAAATCGTTTTTTCCGCTCTTGCCCTTGCCATTGTCGCCGCCAGCTGCGCCCCACGCCATGAAAAACCCAGTGTTTTTGTGCCGTGCGTGACCGTCCGCGAAAACCCAACGGACAAAATGGACTGTATGTGCCGGTTCCAAGACCGGATCCACGCTCAGGACACGGCCTACTATTCCGAACGGATGTACCAGATTGCCCGCAAAAAAGGTCGCGCCTTTTGGCAGCCGTTCATGTACGGTATCTGATGCTTCTTGACAAAAAAAACAAACGACTACGGCCCTGCTTCGGTGGGGCTTTTTTGTGTCCGGTCAAATTATTTTTAAAAAATTCTTTTAAAAAAGTTTGCACAAAAGAAAACCGCGCTTATCTTTGCAGGGCCAACGGGCACAAACGACACTACATTTTCATTCCTTAATCCTTAATTTCTACTGTTATGAACATTCAAAAGTATTACGACCAAGATGGCAACGCCACGCATTACGTTTGCCGCGCGCTGCTGTCATTTCACAACACGGCCACGCCTTGGATGGAGCGTGTACGCCAAGCGACGCACACCAACGTGGCATTGGTCAAAAACATCGAACTACAATACATGAGTGGCGTGCATCGTGCCAACGGCGCCGGAGAAGCGTCCGTTTGGCTGATGATTCCCGTGGACCGCGAAATCTCCAGCGTGCTGCACACGATTTCTGACTTTAGCAACCGCCTTGGAATCGATGGAATTACCGCGGCCGTCGCCATTTTTGACCTAAACTACCTCACCACCAAAAAAATCGACCAGTAATGTCTAATCTCAGCACCCTTATCAACGTCACCAACGACGACCTTGCAGCCCTGGCGGCTGCGGGTATTATTCCGAGCGACTGCCCACCGGCCCAAGTCGCCATTTTCGCCCAACTCTGCGGAGCCGTCCAGCTGGACCCACGGCTCAAAGAAATTGAGCTAATTCCGCTTGGCGGCGGCAAGTATAGCCCCTATGTGCGCAAAGACGGGCTTCGCAAAATAGCCGCCCGTACTGGCGATTTCGCGGGTATTGAGCCCATTCGCTTCGACGTGCTGCCCAATGGTGGCTACAAAACCGCCGCACAATTTGACGCTGGCCAAAAGCCACGGACGGCCACCTGTACGGTGTACCGCTTTGTCCGCGGCGAGAAGTGCGCTTTCACGGTCACTGTATCCATGAGTGAGTTTAACAAAGGGCGCGGGCAATGGGGATCAATGCCAATCCAAATGCTCAGCAAAGTTGCCGAGGCCCATGCCCTGCGCATGGCTTTTCCCGAGGCCACCAACGGCTTGCTTGGTGAGGGCGAACTTGAGGTAGCCCGCGATATCGCGGCGCCCGCACGTGGCCCCGTCCTGCCAGCGCTCGAAATTGGCAGCCCAAAGTTCCAGCAGGTCGTGGTGGCCCTCGCCACGGATAAGGCGACCTTGGAACAAGTTTGGACAAAGTTCGCCAAAGATGAAGCCGTGCAGGGGGCTTTGATCGATGCCGTTAACGAATATCAATCGCATACGCCGTGAAGTATATTCCCCAGCGCTACAAGTACCACCTGCCCGTTGTCGGTTACAAAGGCAAGAATAATCTGGCCGAGTTCCGACAATGGGCCGCAGGGCAAGGAATAACTTTCGAAATCGAACAACGCCGCTTCTCCGTAAAAGTGACGTTTGCCCACCTGCCAAACGACCCGTGGACCGGTCCCGACCTTGCTGAGGCGGCAATCTACTGGGTCGGCGAAATTATAGATTACCTTAAATCCAAAAAATCCAAATCCCATGTTTGACTTCAAAATCCGCTGCTCTGCCATTGGCAAAATCATGACCGACCCCCGCAGCAAGTCGGAGCCCCTCTCCGAGACCACCAAGACCTATTGCCGTACGTGGCTAACGGAAAAGGTGTACGACCGCCGCATTGACGTGACCAGTAAGCAGATGGACAAAGGCAATACGATGGAAGGCGTGGCAATTGATTTTGCCGCCAACATTGTTGAACCAGGTGCGTTGTGGTTCAAAAACGAGGACAAGTTCAGCGATGAGTACATGGCAGGCACACCAGACGTACTCACCGCCGACACGGTGTTCGACATCAAATGCCCGTGGAGCTTCGCCACGTTCCCCCTGTTCGAAACGGAGCTGCCGAACAAAGAGTACTACTGGCAGTTGCAAGGATACATGGCCCTCACCGGTCGCCAGTCGGCTGCAATTCTGTACGTTCTCACGGATGCCCCCGAGCACATCCTGCTTGACGAAGCCCGCAAGCTGAGCTACCAGCGCGGTTTGGGCGGTGACACAACCGAAACGATTGATGAAGTCCGCCACCTGCTCACGTATCCAGACGTTGCCGACGGCCTCAAGTTCAAACGCTTCGATGTCGGCCGCGACGAAGAGGCTATCCAAAAAATCCGCGACCGTGTATCTTTGTGCCGTGAGTACATACAGTCGCTTTTGGTTAAGATTGAAAATGTGGTGTAGTAAAAAAGTAAGTGTCAAACCGCCGTAGGTGAACGCCTGCGGCGGTTATTTCGACCACATGGTGCAAGGGTAGCACGTTCAGCAATTCTGGCTTGGCTTAATGAAAAATGCGGGTTCGACCCCCGCTGTGGTCACGAAGGATATTAGGCTATTAGAGGTTATTAGAGAGAGAAAGTCTAACCGCCGTAGCTGCACGGTTGCGGCGGGATTTATGGTGAGGTAGTGCAAGGGTAGCACGTTGACCGGGTTCAGGTGATACTGTGTCAAAAGCGCCGGTTCGACCCCGGCCCTCGCCGCAGAAGATACGCTTAGTTAAGATAAAAGGAATGTAGCGACAGCTGGCCGAACGGTCGGCTGTTTGCGTTTGTAGGGTTGGGGTAGTGCGGATGCTTGTTTCCACGTTTTGCCAAAACGTCCTTTCACTTTGCTGAAAACCAGCAAGGCGGTACGCCCAAAAGGTGCTGACCGATAAGCCCAAAAAGGGCAGACCCAATGCCCTAATGGTGCTGACCGGTACGCCCAAAAGGTGCTGACCGATAAGCCCAAAAAGGGCAAAGCGGTAAGCCCAAAAGGAGCCGACCCAATACAATACAGAATAGAGAAATACAGAATAGATATTACAGAATAGAGAAATATAGAATAGAATTACAAAACGCGCAAGCGCGAATTTTTTTTTTGACTAAATAAACCAAAATACAAAAACTGCGTTTATCTTTGCATCAACAATCCGCGGATGACTACCACCGCCCGCGGGTTTCCCTCCAAATCCGAGATGGGGCCGAACGTGTGGTAGCGTTTTGGCCCCGTTCTTTTTTTATGTATCCCGAAGAGCTTACCACTGGAAACTGGGGCCCGCTGAACTTTACGGTTCAAAGGGCGTTTGGTTGCGATGCGGCGGTACTGTTCGCCCACCTTTCGCAGGTTGCTAAGCGTTACGCGGCCAAAAAATCGGACGGTTGGTTTTACATTGGGCTGCCCAAGCTGATTGAGGTAACAGGCATGACACGTAAGCCATTGGAGCGGAGCATCAATATTTTGGCAGGCGCTGGCCTGTTAATGATCGACAAACGCGGCCAAAACAACACGCGCCATTATCAGCTGGTGCAATCGCTTGAGCAATTGGAGGCCATTTGCGCCGCTCACGCCTCCGCACCTAAGCAAACCCCCGCCCGCGCGCCTAAAGCCCCGCACAAGCCAAAGCAGGCCCCAAATACGGCCAATTATGCCGAGCAGCTCCGCGAAATGGTCACGCCAACGCCCGAACCGTTTGGAAAAACCGAACAGTTGGTGCCCGTGGCCAAACCGGCCAAACCGAAAACCGACAACGCCGAGATTAACGCCGCCGCCGCCCGGCTGGTGGACCACCTTAACGCCGTCGCTGGCACGGCTTTTCGCTCAAATGCCAAGGGCAATGTGGATAAGTTTGTCCGGGTGTTGAAAAGTAAAGAGGGGACCGAAGAGGAAGTGCGCATGGTAATCGAGTTCAAAACCTTGAGATGGGGTAACGATCCGGTTATGCGGGCTTACCTCACGCCGGAGACCCTTAGCAGACCAAGCAAGTTCCCCGGTTATCTCGAGGAAGCGTATAATGCCAAAGGCCAACAAAGCCGCCCAACCGGTGTCACCGATTTGGTGCCTTTGCAAAGCGATACCGTGGCGATTGTGCTGCCAAGCGGCCAACAATTCGGAGGGTATTACGAAAAGAAAGACCAGCGCAAGGTTGACATGGTTAAGGCCGTTTTACTGGCTCACCCGGGCATTGAGGAGCATTTAGACCCACGCCTCGGAATGCCTGCGTACCTCGCTGGAATGCGCGATATTGACCTGCAAACCGAACTCAAAAAAGCAAAAAGCATTTACAATACTGTTAACTATAAAAACCCGTTTTGGATATGAGTGCAATTCCCCCATTTAACATGGAATTTGTTGAAGACGTGGCCCGCAGTGCCCGCGTTTCGACCACCGCCGTGCAGGCCTATGCAATCAGTTCGCGCCCTGGGCATAAGCTTGAGGAGCTGCCGGACACATCGCTGGCCAGCCTTTTGTCCAACGTTTCTACGTCGTTTTTCACCTTTACGGATATTCCCGAGGGAATGAACGCGGCAATGGTGCGCACGCTCCGAGAAAAGTATCCGCGCCTTAGCCCACAGGAGGTAATCAGCGCGTTCGGTTTCGCCTCCAATGGCGACCTGCCGGATGTGGTGCTAAACCAGTCCTTGAACCCCCAGCTGCTTAGCAAAGTGTTAGCAACCTATACTCATACCCAAAGGGCTGCCATATTGCAGGCAAAGGCAAAGGTGTTGCACGAAAAAAAAAGCCGTGAAGAATTTGAACGTGACATGGACATTGCCGAGGGCAATATCTCCCGGTGCGCGCCTCGGCCTGAAGACGACCGCCGCCGCCGCAAAGAAATATCCCGCTACGCTGCCGAGGGCCCCAAAGGCTGCTGGGATCCTAAATTTTGGTGGATTGAAGACTTGGAACCTTTCGTCAAGTCCGGACAAATGCAGGACCTTCCCGAAGAATACAAAACCGCACTCCGGCAAAAAGCCGTTGGCGAGGCCCGAGTAGCTGAATTGGAGTTCCGCAAAACCGAGGTGCAGCTGGGCAAAATGGTCAACCTAAACGACGTTCAAAAAATAGGAGCCGAAGATATTGAACGCCAGTTCCAACGCCTGTACGCCATTGCCTTAATCGAAAAAAACCGGACTTTTGTCGCATCGTTATGGAAATGAAACAGACCCCCGAACAGGCCGAGGCTGCCCTGTGGCTCCGCTGGCCCGAAATCGAAGCCTATTTTAAGGCTAATCCGATACCGGACCGTATCGAACTCACCGAAGCCGAACACGTCACTAACGCCGCCTACCTTATCGAGGGCCACCTCGAAATGGTCCGCGCCGGCATGGGCCGCAAGTGGGCCACGCCATACCTCCGGAGACTGGACAAAATCATGAACTTTCACCAATCAAACCCCAACCCATGAACTTGAATGAACTATCCCAACGCATCCACGCGGGCAACGTCGAACGCGGATTTTACGACCACCCGGCCACGTTTCCGGACCGGTGTATGCTGATTGTCTCCGAAATATCGGAGGCGGTGGAGGCGCATCGCGAGGGACGCACAACATGGAAAGGCTACGTTGCTCAGGCGTTAAAAATGTCCGAAATGAACATGGAAATGTTTCCCGCTTACTTTTGTGAAAATGTGAAAGATAGCGTGGAAGACGAATTGGCCGACGCGATTATCCGGCTACTTGACCTTTCCGCATACATGGGAATCGACATTGACGCGCACGTAGCGGCAAAGCTGGCATATAACGCCACGCGGCCCCGGCTGCACGGCAAAGCATACTGATTTTTTTACCTCAAACCCGTTTTTTTTATGAACATCTGCACATTTATGGGACGCCTCGGCGCCGATCCCGAAGTCAAAACCACCAATGCAGGCACAAAAGCCGCCCGCTTCAACATCGCCGTTACCCGGACATGGTGGAACGCTAAGGAAAACAAAAAAGAAGAAAGTACCACATGGGTAACTTGCATAGCTTGGGAAAAGCTTGCCGAAACGGTTGAAAAGCACCTCAAAAAAGGCCAGCGAGTCTTGGTTGTTGGGCAGTACGAAACACGCCAGTACGAAAGCAGTGGAGAAAAACGTTGGGCACATGAATTTCGTATTGCCAACATGGAGATTATCGACTGGCCCGAAAAGACCGAGGTAGGGCCTCCCGTAACCCAAGCCCCCGCACCCGCGCCCGCACCTAAACCCGCAGCCCCAAAAGCACCTTTTGATGAAGACGGAGAACTTCCATTCTGATTTCGGCTACCTCGATGCGGTTATTTCGCTTGAGGGCCTGCCCGACAACCGCCGCCGCGACTTTGCTACCCTCCGCCAGCTGCTAACTGGTGGGGGTGGCACGCGGACGGAGAACGTGAACTTTGCCGCCTGTTTGGCTTGTTTTTGTGTGCGCTATGCCATGACACCGGGAGAGCTGTTTAGCTGCAAAATTGAGGACGTCGTGGCCACGGCAGCGCGGGCATTGGAACTAACGTTTACCTACCAATCCCGCTCAAACATGGCAGCGTATTTGGGCAGAAACCACAACTACTACCTTGGTCCCGTCTCCCGTCTCACCGATGCTCAGCAAAAAACCGCGCAAGCCACCGCAAAGGAAGCGCACCGACTGCTTACCTATCTAAACGAAACCACATGAATTACTCTGAAATTTGCCGCCGCCGCATCGAACACCTTGAACGGCAGGGACCACCTGAAAAGCCCACGAAAGAAAAGATTGCTGAGTACGCCCTCCTCAACGGGATAAGCAAGGGGGAGGCGTTGGAGCGGTTGCGCAACCTGCACGCCAAAGAAACCGCAGCCTACCGCGTATTGGTTGACTGCCTAAAGAACTACCTATGATTCTCCTTGGACTCGACCCTGCATTCCGCGAAAACGGCTTTGCCGTTGCCATGTACGACCCCGAAGACCTGTTTGAGCCGCTCCGGTTCGTTATTTTTCGCAACGCCGGTTGCTTTATCGGGTGGCTGGTGAACGATGCGCCGGTGCTGGCTTTTGCCTGCGTCGAAAATTCCAACCTCGACCCCGCTGTTTACCACCTTTCGCCAAAAATGACTGTTCGCATGGCTGCCGCCGTGGGCATCCGTGTTGGCAAAAACCAAGCGATTAGCCAACTGGCGGTTGATCTGCTGAGGAATCGCTACAGCAAGCATAACGTTTTGGAAGTATCCCCCTCCAAAAAAGGCGGCAAAGTGTATCCCGCACGGGTGGCCGCGGTGGACGTTATTGACCTCACTGGCAAAAACCCAAGCAAGGAAGTGACGGAGGCCCTTAAATCGGAGGATTGCCGCTCGGCACTTATGATGCTGATGCGGGCCAAAAACCAGTACCGACTGAAGCAGATGGTTCACGAAGTTTTATAAATCATTAAAAACCAATTTTTATTTTATGCAGTACTTTATCGATCTTCAGCTGGTTCGCGAATTTGCAACGCTTACCAAAGAATTGCGCCTTGATGACGAAGGCATTTATCCCGTTGGCGGCCTTGACGCTAACGTCCGAGATGAAAAGGAAAAGCGACACGCCTATTTAGCCGCTATTTATTTTGATACTCACTTGGAGTTTAGGCCGTTTCGCAGTTCGGAATTAGGCGAAGGCTTTTTTCAAATTGTTTCTTCAAGCAAAGAAGAAACAGACAATTCGTTTTGTTTAGAAAATTGTGGAATTTTTCTTAATTTTATTAGAAATCAATACTGGGATAATGAAGAAAAAGAATGCTACTTAACTGCAGACCATTGGTATGGAATGACGTTTGACACAGTTTTTCAAGAATTTGCTTTGGCAGTTCCAAAAACTGAATTGATCTTGCGTCCCGTTCACGATGAATGTGCATTACCAGTCAAACTGGTTTCCAATCTTGACCAAGATAACTATCCGCGCATTGTTGTCGACTGATACAATGTATCACGTATCTTTGTAACACATTCCCGCCGTGGACAAACAACACACAACTATTTGTTTTTTTCTTTTGAATATGCCGTGGTGGGTGAAGGCTCGCCACGGCTTTTTTAATGCTAAACCCCGGCAAAATGGACGCGACAAATGCGACAAACGATAAAAAGCAGTTTTTGGAAGCGCTAAAGCGATGCGCTGGTAACGTTTCCGAGGCTATGAACCAAGTGCCTACCCATCGAGCAACGCACTATCGTTGGCTCGAATCGGACCCCGAGTACGCCGCCGCCGTGGACGCGATTAAAGAATCTCTAATCGACCGTGCGGAGGGCGTATTGCACGGCCTAATTAGCAAAGGCAACGTCCCCGCGGTGCTGTTTTTTCTCAAGACACAGGGCAAAAAACGCGGTTACGTGGAGCGCACCGAAACGGACGTCACCAGCGGGGGGCAACCGATTGTGTTTGAAACTAAAGTAGTCAAGAATCGCCCTCTGCCAACAGATGATTAAGCATAGCCAAACGGCATCTGCCTTGTTCGAGTGGTGCGAAACCCGGGCACATAGTGCAATAAATGCACCTACTGGCAAGGTCCCGGTGTTCATTCTGCAGGGCGGTACCAGTTCAGGCAAGACCTACGCTGTGCTGCAAACCCTGTTTGTAATCGCGGCAAAGTGCCCAAAATTGGGAGGGGAGCCGACGATCATTAGCGTGGTGGGCCAAGACGTGCCGAACCTCAAACGCGGGGCCATTACCGACGCCACAAACATCGCCGCCACGTTCGCGCCAGTTGTCAAACGATACCACACCACCGAAAAGGCATTTGAGTTTCACAATGGTGCCCGAATTGAGTTCGTGAGCTACGAAACCCCGCAGGATGCCAAGGCAGGCAAACGCCACATCTTGTTCGTAAACGAGGCAAACGGCATCCGCCACGAAGTTTTTGAACAACTATTTATCCGCACCAAGGTCGCCGCGTTCGTGGACTATAATGCGGACGCGGAATTTTGGGTGCACCACCGTTACGCCTCCGAGGCCAAAGCCGCGGGCAATTTTTGCCGCTCGACCTACCTTGACAATCCGTTCCTTTCGCCAGCTGTGGTGGCCAGTATCGAAGCGAAGCGCGGGAATTCCGAATGGTGGCGCGTGTACGGAGAAGGCCGAACGGGCAAATCGGAAGGCGTAATTTACAAGCGTGCGGAGGCATGGCACCAATTTCCCGACGATGTGCGGCGGTTTGGCTATGGCCTTGACTTTGGCTTCAGCGAACCGCTGGCGCTGGTCAAGTGCGGAATAGCAGGCGAATACGTGTACGCCGAAGAAATCGCTTACCAATCAGGCCTCACCCCCTCAGCACTGGCAGCCGCTCTCCCGGCGTGGGGCGTGGCTAAAGCGTCACCGATATGGGCAGACGGCGCACGGCCAGAGATTATTATGGAGCTCCGGCGACTCGGCTACAACGTCCGTCCGGCCACCAAGGGCCCCGAATCCGTCCTAAATGGAATCATGGCCCTGAACGATATGCCGCTCCGCCTAATCGGTCCAAACCTCACCCGAGAAGCCCGGATGTATAAGTGGGCCACGCACGCGGCCACGGGCCATTTTACGCGCGTCCCGGCCCCGTCGGATGACCACGCACTTGATGCGCTCCGATATTGGGGGGTCATGAATCTCGGCGCAAAAACCGGAAAAGCGCAAAAAATTATATCTTTGTGAAAACCAAATCCGAATTAACATGAACAGTAAGAATCTTGAAGCCATTAAGCAGTTCAAAGAGGCCCTAGACACAATGGTGGCCGAAAAGGAAGTGACCCCGCAGGCCGGGAACATTATCCTGACGTTGTTCCGCAAGCACCTGTATCCCTACGCCGCGGCTGCTGGATTCGGTGGAAGCTTCGATTATGTCGTGAGCAGCGGACGTGTAATGCGCACCCGCATCGATGTGGAACGCGAGCGGGCCACCGCGTCGCCCCCCGTGGAAAAAAAAAGCGATGTAACACCTGCCCCCGTTGAGCTGGCACACAGTGGCCTTCCCATTGGCTTCCCCGACGACCTGGACCTTCCCGTTTACAACCTCGCCATGATTGCCGAAAAGTGCGGAGTGACGGACTGGGATAACGTCACGGTCGAACAGGCCGACGCCGTTCGAACGTTGGCAAAGGAAGTCGGTATTAGCGCCGGCCCCGCATCGAAACCTTTGACCATCGCCCAAAAAATCGTTGCCGCGTATGCAGGTTCTTAAGGCAATCGCGCCAAACGGCGACACGCTAACTTTCAACATCCCCACGGAGGCCACAGAGGTCACGGTGGGGCAATTCTTTGAATGCCATATCGCATACCACGCGATGATGGGGGCGCTTAGGCACCAAGCTGAGACGGGCGAGAATTCGCTTGGAGGCGTGCCGCTGGTGGCCTACCTGAATGCGCTGGCCCATAGCCTCCGCCCGTTTATGCCCGGCGTAAACCCCACCGAGGTGACGCTGGCCGGGGAGAGCGAAGAACACGCCGCAACGATGTTGATGGGTGCCGTGGAGGCTATCGCCGGCTGCTTTGCACGACACACACCGAAAACCCCGGAGAACGTGTTTGAGTTTGACGGGCAACGCTGGTACCTATGTGAGCAGGCGGTGAACTACAAAAACCAACGCGGGCCCGGCTTTTCGGTCAAACAAGTGGCCCAATCGCTGTTACTTGAGGACTATTTCAAGAATTTCTTGGAATTCAAACTGGCTAAAGACGTGGAGGCCGTAATCGAATCGCGCGATGCGGAGCAGATGAGCGCCATTTACATGACACCCACGCGCATTTTTTTGGCCCAAATGGCCCTGTTTTTGCGCAAATCGCCGGATGAGCCGTTGCCGCAAACCCAAGAGGCATTCGACCGCTGGCACGCTGAGCGCATTAAGGAGATTGAGCAACTGCCTTTGGCCGTCGCTATCGATGTGCGCAACTTTTTTTTTCTTACCTCGATGCCCTCGCCAACGACCCCATCTTCCGCAACTGGTTCAAGCCACCAAGGGCCCCCAGCTTCAAAGAAAGTCCCGAGCAAGTCAAAATCCGGCAGTACCGGGAAAGGCACGAAGACGGCAAAGGGAGGGAACTCTCGATTTACGGGCGGCTCTGGAAAACAGGGGCCTTCCGAGACTGGGACGTGATGCTTTGGAGCCCTTTCTTTGACGCTATACAAATCGCAATCGCAACCGAATACCCATGACCATAATCGATATTTACCGGGCCTTTTGCCTTGCCGTTGAGAACTGCCCCGAATCGTTCGAGGCCAACAACTTGCGGCCAAATACCTTTGCCACCGTCAACTTTGCCAGCGAACTGCAGTCGAACAACGGGGGCAAAACGCAGGTGGACGCGGAAGCAGGCACGTTCTTCTCCCGTGCTTACGATGCGTCGGATTACAGCGACAAACAACTGGAACTTCAACACCCCTTAGTGTTGATGGAAGTGACCCAAGGCACGGGCACGGTAAGCCGCTACCGCTTGAACTTTAGTTTGTCGGTATTGGATGTAATCTTGCCCTACGACTTGACAACGCAGGCGAATCCCCGCACGATTGATCAAATCATTGCCGACTGCCTGCAGATAGCTTACAACACGCTAAACGTCGCGAGGGCCACGACAATTAACGGCGTACCGCTTTCGACCTACATCCCCGCATCTACGGCGGTCACGGCGGTGCCGTTGCGGTCCGGATCCGTACAGCGGCACGTTGGGTGCGAGTTGCGGTTTGAAGTCCCGCTCATGGCACCCTGCGATACCTATGGGCTTCCCGCACAAGTTGAGCCCCCGACGTATCCCCCGTGTTGCCGCGAAATCGAGATCCGCAACGATGGGGAGTACATACAGTACCGCTACGTGGGGGAAGTTGACTGGATTGATTTAGTTTCGCTGGCCGAAATTACCGGACCGCAGGGCCCCGAAGGACCGCAGGGCGACCCGGGCACTCCCGGATCGGCGGCCACAATCGCCGTGGGCACCACCACCACCGGAGCGCCGGGCACCAATGCCGCCGTGGTCAACTCTGGCACGTCCTCAGCAGCCGTGTTCGATTTTACCATCCCACGCGGTGACGTTGGTCCGCAGGGGCCGCAGGGTGATCCCGGCCCGACCGTCCCGTTGTGCGATATCCTGACCGTTGGGAATACGGCGTGTTTGGATATAAACATGGACCAAAATGACCTGACCAATGTGGGCAGTATTGACTTCGATACGTCGCCTGCCAACGCGGGGGCCGTCGCTCGCATGCAATGGAACAACACGGACGGGACTTTGGATATCGGCCTGAAAGGCGGCGCGGTGACGTTGCAAATCGGGCAGGAGCAAGTCGCACGCGTGGTGAACAAAACGGGAGCGGATCTTTTGGAAGCGCAATACCGCGCGGTCCGTGTTGACGATGCGCAAGGGCAACGGCTGGCCGTGAAGCTGGCACAAGCTGATACCGCTGCCAATGCAAATGGTACGCTGGGCATCGTGACGGAGACAATCCAAAACAACCAAGAGGGCTTTATTACTTTGACCGGGCAGGTGCGCGAAATCAATACGACGGGCAGTTTGCAGGGCGAGACGTGGGCAGACGGCGACGCGCTTTGGCTTTCCCCGACAACCCCCGGCGGACTAACCAACGTCCGCCCAACGGCTCCGTACTTCAAGGTAGCAATCGGTTACGTCGAATACGCCCACATTAACCACGGCAAAATCTTTGTGCGTGTTGGCGAGGCCCTCGGGTTTGACGACCTGCACAATATGAACCAAACAAACGCCGAAACGGCGGGGCAGGTTATGACCTGGCAGAGCGGGGGATTCGGGCAATTCCAAGACCTGCCAGCGACTCCCGTGCAGCTCAAAAACAGCACGCTACAATCGGTTACGGGTACAACCGCCAACACTATTTTGCAGTCCCTCACCGTGCCCGCTGGGACCTATGCGCCGGGCACGTTGGTGCGCATCTTAGTGCGTGGCGTGAAGGCTGGCACCGCTGGTTCCGCTACATTTCGGTTGTATTACAACACCTCGGTAGCTATCGCCGGAGCCCAACAGTTGATCCTCCAAAACGCGGCCGCTGCGACTACGTTCTTTCAAGTTGAGCGAACTTTGAACGTAATTTCGGCGACCAATACCCAAACATTCGGCGTGGCCAGCACCATCGCATCCGACACCGTACTATCTGCCGTTGCCGTGTCTTCGCTCAATATTGATTGGACGGTGACGCAATACTTTTTCACGGCCTGCCAGCTGGCCAACGCCGGGGATACCGTATCTTCGAACTTCATACTATTGACCGAACAATGATCGCAATCCCGCACGGCCCGAACGGCCAACCGATAGAACCCATCGTACCGCCCCGTCCTACGTTGTTTGACGGCACGGTTTTATGGCTGTTTGATGACGAAGCCGAATTTTCGCGCTGGTGGAACGCGATGTATCCACCTATCCCGACACCGCCGGAGGGCATAATCGAGACCATCGATGCTTAACGAGTTCATAGACGCACTGCAGGGGGCGCTACAGGGCGCTACACGGGACCTAATTAAGGAACTGGAGGTGCAGGGCCACCGCAACACCGGAGACCTTGCGCAATCGTTTACGGTGGATATACGGCTCGTTGGCAAAACGGTCATTGGCGAGGTGAAAGGCAATTTTTACCTTGATTACGTCAACCGCCGCACACACCACCAGCGCATAACTGGGGGCCAAATCGCCGGATTGACCAAGTATTTTACCGACAAAGGGCTATCCGGGAAAGAGCTGCAGGGTGCGGTTTGGGGCACGGCGCGCAAACAAGTTGAAGAAGGCAGCCCAACCCGCGCATCGTACCGATTTTCGAGCAATGGACTACGAACCGGAGCGATTGAGCGCACGTTTGGCACAATCGAAAACAATCTATCTACGGAGCTGGGACGTGCATTGTCCGTTACCATCGCCGCGCAATTTACACCCTCTCTTAACCGAGAGTTAAAAACCGTATAAAATGGCCGAACAAGTCGTTTTTTTCAGGGTAGAAGCCGACGGCGTGGCCGACTTGGTGGACCAGTTGGGGCTACTTCGCAAACAGGCGACCGAATTGCAGCGCGATATGCGCAAAGCAACCGATCCGGCGGATTACGTGAAGCTCAACCGAGAGCTCGAAAACAACCGAATCGAGCAAAAAGCGATTACCGCCGCGATCAAGGACAACACCAAGGCTGTTCGGGAACAGACGGGCATGGCGCTTGGCTCCTATCGCCAACTTGATAGTGAGCTGGGGAGGCTCCGGCGGTCGTACAAAGAGCTGGCCGAAGCGGAGCGCAATGGAATAGCGGGCAAACAGACGCTTGACCGCATCGCCCAACTCGATACACAGCTAAAACAAATCGATGCTTCAATGGGACAGTTCCAGCGCAACGTTGGCAACTATCCAGGCTCCAACCTTGGCAAATTCGCAGGTGGAATCGCTGGTCTTGGCGGTCCTATTGGCGGTTTTGTGGGCAATTTGCAGGCTATGCAATCCCCTTTACAGGACATCGCTGGCGGTCTTGGCATGACTGGAACCGCTGGCCTCGCTGCCGCAGGGGGCATCGCTGCCGCCGCCGTGGTAATCGGGAAAGGCGTGGCCAACGCCATGGAATTCGAGACGGCTTTTGCGCAACTCTCCGCTACCCTCGGCGTGTCCGGTGCTGAGGCCGACGCATTAAAGGAGCGCATCTCCGAACTTGAAACCATTACCCTAACTGGTGGCGCGCAAATCGTGTCCACGTCTTCGCAGATTGCGGATGCGCTCACCGTGGTGGGCTCGGCTGCTCCCCAGCTGCTGAAAAATCAAGACGCTTTGCAAGCGGTCACTAAAGAGGTAATTGTTTTCTCGAAATCTGCGGGTACGGACCTCGCTGGTGCGGCTAAAGTAGTCACGGGGGCGATCAATTTGTTTGGCCTTGAGGCTTCCGAAGCGGCACGCGTTGTAAACGTTTTAGCAGCCGGGGAAAAGGAGGGTTCGGCGACAACTTTGGAGGCGGCTGCCGCGCTGGAAACAGCTGGTGGGGCTGCACGTTTGACCGGAGTTTCTATAGAACAAACCACCGCCGCAATTCAGTTGTTGGCAAAAGATAGCATTAAGGGGAGCGAAGCTGGTACTGCATTGCGAAATGTACTTTTGACGCTGGCCACGGCATCTGAGCTACCCGCAGGTGCGCAGGAGGCGCTTGGAAAAGCTTTGCAGGGAACTGGCAAAGACATTACTTTTTTCCAAGACAAAAACGTTTCGCTTGTTGACAAACTTAACCAGCTGAAAACTATTAGCGGAGACACGGCATCGATGACCGCAATTTTTGGAAAGGAAAACATCAACGCTGCTATATCGCTCACGAAATACGCAGATGAGTTTCCGAACCTAACAGCCGCCATAACCAACACCAATGTAGCCTACGACCAGGCGGGCGTGAAACAAGATACGTTCGCGGCAAAGCTGGAAAATCTTAGTAACAAAGTAAACAATTTACTTACAACCATTGGCGAGCTACTCCTTCCTGTTTTGTCGGCAATGGCTGATTATTGGATGGGAATTATAGCCGCATTTGAAGAAGCTGGGTCTGCGATTGGAGACGTTGTTGCAGAATTAAATTTAGGTAGCGAAGCGGCATTTGAGTTTACCGATTTGGTGGAATTCATGGGGAAGGTTATGCTTGCCGTCGCTACTGGCCCTATTAAAGTATTTACCTATTCGTGGCGAATGGTAGGCGCTACTATCGCCGGAATTAAAGCTATTGCGGCTGACATTCCGACTGCCATTGGGCAACTGGTAAGAGATAGCATTGACCACTTATCGGTATTTGCCCTGAAAGCCAAAGCAGCCTTTGCGAACGCAAGCAACTTTATAACGTTCGGATTGGCCGGTGGTGGTGAGGAGTTCATTGCTCAAGCGGATGCCATTTACAACAATATGCAGGAGCGGGCTAAGGGCAACGTAGATATACTTGGTAAGTATAGTGCAGCGTTTACCGGGTTCATAGATAAGGCAAAGGAGAAAGACGAATTGCGCAAACAGGCCGCGGAGCAAGCGGTAAAGGCTGAAGAAGAAGCAGTGTTGTTAGCTGAAAAGTTAAAGGCGGATGCTGAGGCCGAAGCAGAACGCAAAAAAAAGGCCGAGGAAGCGGCGAAAAAAGCCGCTGAAGAAGCGAAAAAGCGTGCCGAAGAGGAGCGCCGCAACCTTAATTTTTTGCGTGCCGAACTGGTTAAAGTAGAAGAGCAACTGAAAAAATACGCCGACAAATCGCTTATTCCAACGGCCCTTCTGCAGTCGTACAATAGCCTGAAAAACGAGATTGCAGGGGTTGAAAGACAGTTGGCTGAAATGGACCAAGCCGAAATGCAAAGGCGGACAATCGAGATGTTGGTAAAATTTAAGGCTGAAACAGAGGCGTTAGACGCACTTGGCGACGACATAAACGACCGGCCTATTGAGTTGAGCGTACAAATAGGCGAGGAATCCATACGAAATTTGGAGGGGCAATTAGATGGATTGGTGGACTTTACCGCAAAAGCCAGCCAACAATCTATTGTTGACACGCAAAAGGCCCTAAAAACCCTCGACGAAATAGAGGCCGAAGACGCTCAAAAGCGATTAGAAGATGAAAAAAACCTACGTGAACAGATAAAAAAAGCTTCGATTGCGCTGGCGCAAGATGCGGCGGATGCGATATTTGAAATTGAATCCCAAAATGCCGAGCGCCGAATAGAGCGCCGAATGGATGAGCTGGAGATGCAAGAGGCTGCACAACTGGCCCTTGTTGAGGGTAATGCTCAGGCCGAAATGCAGGTGCGCGAAGACTATGCCGCGCAACGAGAACAACTGGAGCGTGAAGAGTTCGAGCGCAAAAAGCGCATGGACATAGCTCAGGCCATTATGAACGGGGCGTTGGGCATAACGGCGGCTTTGGTGCAAGTGCCAGCTGGCTTTGTAATGGCTGCATTAATCGCCGCACAAACCGCTGTACAAGTGGCCACCATTGCCGCGCAGGAGTTCGCCGACGGCGGCCTTATTGCGCCGTCCGATAGCCTTTCCCCCAAGGCCGAATCCGGCATCTTTGTCGGACCATCGCACGCGCGCGGCGGCATCAACACGCGACTATCCGGTCGGCTGGTGAACGTGGAAGGGGGAGAGTACTACGAACGGCTGGCCGACGGTTCGAGCGTCGTAATTAACAAACGATCCACCTCCCGTTTCGCCTCCGCTTTGCGTGCTCAGGCTGGAAAAAATTACGCCGGGAAACTGCAGGCGCTGTCTGCGATAAACGAAATGGGTGGCGGCGTGCCGCTCTTTGCAATGGGCGGTATTGTCCCCCCGATGGGCAACGCTGCATCGGACCGCCAAGCATCCGGCCAAATGGAATTGCTTGCAATGGCATTGTCAAAAATTGATAACCGCGTTCCGGTTCTCACCCTCCAATCTTTCGACACGGTAAATGCCCGTGCAAACCAAGTAAAAACCTTACAAGGACTATAACCAATGGCTTACACGCTTCAACCAACCAATATTATTAACCCCGGCTGCGATCCGCAACCGTATTGGACCATGTTGGACCAGGGTGCCTACCCGAATCTGTACCGGGCAAAAATTGACCTGCAAATCAATGGAACGACTTATCAGCAGAACGGCCAAACGGCGTACGCATTGGCAGACGCTAAGCCGATTGATGTTTACGACGTAGAATTTCAGTGGGATGCTTCGCCTCTTATTATGGAGTTTTTTGCCCGCAAACAGGCCGAAGCTGGCGATTTACCGCTGGCCTTCCAGTCTGATCTAAACGGCTACAATGGCGTTTACGACATGGTGGATTCGTATTGTGACGTCCGGTGCAACGCCAATTATTTCGAGATTGACGGCCAAAACCATGAAGTGGCCAGCGCGGCCCCGGCGGACATGAGCAACCAAAAGATTTTCATCAATGCCGCCACGCAGTTTGATGAGGTGACCAACCTAAACGCGTTCGACCCTAATACGGTGGCGCTGGCTCGATTTCTTACGAATTGCCCGCAAAGGACGGAGATTGCGGTTGATGAGGCTGCGTTTCTATCGTTCATTACGAACAAGTCTTGTGAAGGCACACACGCGGTCCTGTACCGTGGATACCTTGCCGACGGTACGCAGGTTTGGTCACGCACTTTGTTTGTGCCGGCCACACAGTACGCCCTGTTGCAGGTGCCCACAGGTCTCCGGCAGCTCCGGGCAATGAATGCCGCTGGGGATTTTGACCTGCAATCGGGCACCTTTACAACCGCTATTGGTGGCTACACGGTCACGGCCGGGTGCTATGTGGAAGGTGACGGCTTCACTGGCTACAGCGAAACCTACGTTTACCAAATCGCCGACTACTGTGGCCAGCGAATACACTTCAAAAACACGTTTGGCTGTATCGATTCGGTCACATTCACCGGGTTGGTGCAAATCAACAACACACCCCTATCCAAGCTTTACAACAAAATCATGAACAACACTGTTCCGCAGACCGCGCAGATGTACGGGCGGGCTAAGCACGGCGCTAAAGATTCAGACGTTTACCGCCTTTCGCTCGATCCTATTAATGACTCGCAGCGCGAATGGCTGCGGGAACTACAGGTTAGTCCGCTGGTATGCACCGAAATAGGCGGTTTCTCCGGCAAAACGGGTAACAGCGACTTCGAATTTTTGCCTTTAGTTGTTGACGACGTTAACGGGTTGGTGTACGATAAAACCGCGTCCGTGTATCCTATTGAGCTCACGATGCGCGTTGCCCGCGACAAATTCAAAAGCGTTATCTGATGGTTCGGATCCTGATATACCCCATTGGTGGCGGTTTGCCCCTCACGGTTGACCTGGAAGGCCCGGACGCACTGGCTGATGCGTTGGTGCTTGACCTCCGCCCGACGGATGCCGAGAACGTGCTAAAGGGCGGGGCAACGGAATACAGCTTTGACGCTGCGCAAACCCCGTCCAACCGCGCGATTTTTGACGATTGGCAACACTATCAACGGGACGCGGGCACGGCCTATCTGTACCGAGATGCGGTGTTGGAGGTGAACGGCTTCCCGGCTCGATTGGGCAAAATCGCGCTGATGAGTACAACGGAGGACGTTGCGCGCCTCACGATGTTTTTCGATAGTGAGGACCCGTTCCGCAATCTGCAAGACCTGCGGGTGAACGAATTGGATTGGGACGTGGTGCCGGATACCGAAATAGTAGCATTGGCGGCTGGCGGATTTACAGGCGGTTCTACCTACTTTAACGGGCAAAAAAACGTGGTGACAGCCCCGGCAAAGCTCCGCAGCTGGCCACTTGAAAGTGGCAATCGAGTAGTTACCAATGCGGATTTTTACTCCTGCATATCCGTTAAATCGCTGTTTTACCAAGCGTTCCAGCGCACCACACCCACGGCGCCAGCTTCTATTGATTACCTATCGCAGTGGTCGGGCTCCGATGCGTTTGAAAACTTGGTTATCTTTCTCAACAAAAATCGCGATTACGATAAGGAGTATTTGCGGCGGCTGTACGGGGCATTGGTGGGCCAGCTAAATTTTGCCCTTACAGTGCCCGCTGGGTTGGTTAATAATGGCTCTGCTACCTTTATCAACAATGATACAACCGACGGCTTCTATGACAATAACGGCAATTTTGATATAGCCACAGCCACCTATACCGCGCCTTACAATGGGGTGTATCGCTTCGATGTAAGTTTTAAGGTAGGCACTGCCTTTCCTACGGGCCTTAATCAGCTGTTTATGCGGTTTATGCTCAATGCTACCCTGCTTACTCAGCAGCAGGGCCCGGATATGTACAATGGCAACGAGTACACTTTTACGTTTACTGCGGCCAATGTGCAAATGGCAGCAGGCGACACAATGAAGTTTGAGTGGGTGAGCGGCTCAACGGGTGGAACATGGAACGTGCAAAGCGTAAAAATGACTATCGAAATGCAAGCCGACAGCTATGCGGCGGGCAATACTCCGATGCTCACTGGCGGCTGGGTGCCCTCTAACTTGACCGTAGCGGACGTTATGCGGGACGTATTCCGTATGTTTAACCTGCGGATGTTTTGGGATAACGTGCGGCAGACAATGGCTATTGCACCTGCGCGGCGCTGGTACAATCAGTTGGACGGCACTACCTATTCCGGGTTCATGGCACAGCCCGAAGTGGATTGGACGGACCGGGTGGTCGAGCCTCCGCAGGAAATTATTGTCGAACGCTGGGCGTGGGATTACTGGACCGTTTACGGCGAACCTGCGGACGCATGGTTAAAGGCACAAAGTGCGCTATCTGAAGTGCCGAGCGCGGGCGGTCGAATTAACACAGGGCGTTATGGGTCGCAGCGCAATGTAACGGAAATGGAGGGTAAACCTATGGCGCATATTTTTGACGGGACCGTTTCCAATCCTGCCAATCCAACGGTGCTTATTCCGATGCTTATGCGTGAAGACCACACCGTTGACCCTATTGGCCAAACCAATTTTAACGAAGACGATAGCCTGTTCTATCTCACCGTTGCACCGGTTAACCTTGCGATTGAGTACGGACAGCTCCGCACCTACAATATTCCAAACGCCTTTGTGTCCTATCAAAACTGCATTCGGGCAACGCAGGTACCGTACGACTTGGACACTAATGTAAATAGCATTGTACGCCCGTCGCTGGCCTTTGGTGACGAAGTAAGTGTGAACGGCAACCCTATCCCCGGCCTGCTCTCAAACTATCATTTTGGCACAATCATGTCAGCCAACAATGGCAAATACATGAAGGCCCAAATCCGCCTAAGCAGCGTAGATTTGCAGACGTACACGTTTGACCGGCCAGTGCGTATCGCCTCCCGGTTGTTCGAGGTACTCCGCATTAACGGCAAACCAGCTGAAAGCGACATTTACGAAGTGGAGTTGCGCACGATTGACTATCCCGACGCGGCGGCCCTCGAATGGCTACAAAACCCTAATTCGCCCTCTTATCTTGTTTACGATGCAGACCCCGAGTAAATTGCACGCCGACTTTTACAAGCTGCTCACGGGGCAGGATCCGGACGCATCCCTCGGCATCCCCCCGCGAATTGCCCGGGTAATTGAGATTCTCGGCGACGTGCAGGTGAGGCGCACCTTGGTAAAGGCTAATCTACTCGAACGCCGCACGGCTCCGGCTCAGCTCGCAATGCGGTACGGCGTGTCGGTTCAGTCAATCTACTTTCACAAACACGCCCTATCGCGGGGTAGCCAAAAACCACCGGACGAGGGGTAAGTCGCTGGCCACGGTTTGCACCTGCCAAGACTTTAGCACGTCCTTAATGCCGCCGCAAATGAACGGACGGTCACGAAGCGCTTCCAGCTGGCCACGGTTGGCGGATAGCTGCTTGCTATCTATCTCCCGTTCGTGAGCAAGCGAAGTGAAGTGCATATTAGGGCGGTGTGTGTAGGGCAGCCCGGTGGCCTTCACGCGGACTAATAGCGCATCGTCCTCTCCACCCCAACCCCAAAAGGTATTCGGGTAGCCACCTGCATCGGTGAAGTACTTTGTGGTGGTCAATACCACGCCGCCGAAATAATCCGCGTACGGCATCCGGTTGTTGAATTGCGATGCGGCGGTGGCGAGGTGGTCAAACGCACTATCCAAGCGCGTATAGTCAACGCCGGGGAACGGGAGCATGTCCACATCGTGCAACGCAATATAGGCGTTGTTCCCGTGGCTTGTGCTTACCGCGAGGGCTCCGATGTTGAGTAGCGTCCCCCGGTTAAAGGGTTGGCCGGGGGCTTGTTCGACAACCCAAAACTGGGGCGTGTATTTGCCTTCGGAATGCTCACGAATGTGCTGATAGAACTGCTCGAGGTGCGCCGCGCGGTCGCGGTAAGGGATTACGAAATGGACTACTTGCATGGAAGTTGGGATAGAAGGTTATCGATTCGGTTTGTTTGCTCGGCATCGTGGCCGTAGTCACGGCTGTACCAAGTGTGCATAAAATACGGCGTTTGGGTGGCTATGCCGTCCGCGTGAGTGGTTACGGGAATGGTAGCCACCGGTAACTTGTGAACGTAATAAAGCAGGTAGTACAGGCCCCAAAACGGTTCGGCCGTCACGTCACCGGGCGCGCTGTACAAGTTGCGCACGCGTTGCCGAGCTTTGCCATTTTCAAACACACGGCCTAAAATCGTCTTGGCCCGGTCGCTATCTAAGACCCAAAAAAACGGATTGCCGACGTACCGAGGGAGGGCCAAACGGTGCGGAATTGACCGCTCCGAAACCACGTAGTCCGGATCCGATTCCACCAAGCGGGCAACGGCATCCCAGTCGAACACAAAGCAGTCTAAATCGCAAATAACGATTTTGCCGGATGTTCGCCGCACTGCCTGCAAAAGAAAATCCAGCGCACCCTCGAAGCCGTCGATGCCGTGCAATGGAAGGAACTCAGCCACGTCCGGCGGTGGCAGATAGGTCTTGAAACGCTCAAACAGCGGGCCCTCGAATGCCCGCGTAACGATAGTAAATTTCATGCCTGATCTTCAATGTGGCGGTTATCGCCAATGTGCCGGACGTAGCCGAGCGGGTTATCAAGAATCGCCGCATGGTATCCGCGGCGGTAAAAATGCTCTCCGATATGCTGCTCAGCACGCCAACCAGTACGCCCGTCGGCTACCTTCACGAAGTCAAAATTAGCGAACTCGGCGGCGCGACGCAGGCCGGGGTTCAGGGAGAAGCCGCGCCAAAAATAACGAGGTGGACGGTTTTGCGGGTACGGGTGTCCATCGATAGCCATAATTAACCCAGTCGGGCTACGCTTTATCCGGTGGCCGTTCGTGTCGTTGTGCGCGCGTAGCCATACCTGCAACGCCCTCGGTTCGCTTTGCAGGCGCAATCGTGACCGTTCCATGAATCCACCGGCAAAGAATTCCCAATCATCTTCGCAGTGAAAAATCCACGGCGTATCGACGTTTGCGTAAAGGCTGGTCAACGATGCCATGTGCCCACGTCCGGGAGGGGTGTTGAGGAACTTGATGCAGGGAAAATCGCGGTAAATTACCGAGTTATCCGTCGCAAAACCATCTTCGTTGACCCAAACTGCGGCAAAATCGGCTAATCGGTAGTGCTGATTTAGGCTTTGCAGTGTTCTCCAAAGCAGGTCGGGCCTCCCGCAAGCCGTTATTAGCAAGGTTGTTTTGTCCAGCATCGTAAAAAAGTTAAAAGCACGCTATAAAATCGCCGCTAAATTAGGCTTTCGCGTGTTCACTTTGCATTATGCAACGCCAAAAACACCCATTTCCGCTGGAAGTCAAAGGCCGTACGATTACCGTAATGGGTGAAGTCGGCTGGGATTTTTCAGCTAAGGACCTAATCGAGTACCTTTTGGCCCTTGGGAATACCGAGCCAATCGAGCTTTTGATCATGAGCGAAGGCGGCACGGTGGCCGAGGCAACGGCGGTGTACGATTTTGTTCGGGTGAACAATTACAACGTCACGACATCGGTGTATGGCTATGCGGCCTCCGCTGCAACTGTGTTGGCCCTTTGTGGTCGCCGTGTTCGCATGGGACAAAGCGCCATTTGGATGGTGCATTCCCCGTATTTTTACGAGTTCGTGCCCACTACCTCCATGCCCGAAGAGGGCGATATGGAAGAAACGGACGTGGAAGACGGCTACAAAAAGCCCAAGATGAACGGCGAAATGGAAAACGGTGTGTGGGTGAAGCGAATCGAAACGACCTTTCAAACCATTATCGCCGACATCTATGCCCGCAAAACAGGCGGCACGCGTGAAGAAATGCTTGCTTTGATGAAGCTGGGCGACGACACGAACAAGCTCTACAATGCTGAGGAAACGCTGGCCCTCGGCTTTATTGATGAAATTTTGGTGGATGCAACGGCTACGGCTGCTGCGTTCATGAACCAGTTTACCTATAACAAAACCAATCTCATGAACCTTTTTGCACGCATGGCCGCAATGTTCGGCCAAAAGCCTGAGGAGACCACCGAGGACGCGCTGGTCGCCGAAATGCAGGCCAAATTTGGCGCACTTGACACCGTAAAGGCCGACCTCGAAAGCCTGAAAGCGGTGTTCGCAACTGCCAACGACCCCGGCGATACGCAGCCCGAACCCGAACCGACGGAGCCAACCGAAGCCCCGGTTAATGCCGAGGTCGAAAGCCTCAAAAACGTGGTGGCCGAATTGACCGAAAATAGCCGCAAGCTGGCCGCCGAACTGGCCGAAATCAAAGCGAAGGGCCCCGCCTCCGCACCCATCGCCAACGGAATCGTCACCGGTGAACCTCAAACCAACCTGCCCAAATCTCAACAGGAGCGCATTGCCGAACTGTGGGCGAAATCGCAGGCATTCAAATCGTAACCAATCAAACCATTTTCCCAATTATGAACCGCTTTGGCATCCCCAACGGCCCTGTTAATGTACCCGCGCCCTCGGTAACGGCCGAGAACGGTGGCTTTAACATCCAAATCGCGCCCAACGTGGCGCAAAACATCGGTATCAACCTCCAAACGGAGGTGGCCGCCGACCTCGTGCGCTATTTCAACGCCTACATGTTCATGACCTTCCCCCAAGGCGTGACTACCATTCGCACCATTGCGATGGGAGGCGATCCTACGATCATGCTGAAATCGAAAGATAACAGCTGCGACTGGGACCCCCGCACGAACGTCACCAACAGCCGCGTGATGACTATCTCCGCATGCCGGGTGGAGATGCAGCTACAGCAGTGTATCGGTACCATTTCCGAACTGTACAACCAGATGGTCCAAAACAACCTGCTGTTTGAAAGTGAGTCCGGCATCGCCTACCTGCAAAACATTGCAACTATCGCAGTGCGCGCCATGCAGGACGGGTTGGTTTTGGTGGCCATTGCCAACGGTTCTTTGGGCGACCTTTCCGCAGGCGATATCTCGGCCAATGCGCCGTACTTTCAGGCTGACTGGCTGACCTATCTGCAAACGCAGTACGCGTTGTGCGACGGCAAATCGCTGATCCAGCAGCTGCAAGAGGGTGCTGGCGACTTCCCTTGGCTGAACTTGGACGCCGACGGTTCGGCAAATCCGGTGTTTTCCGATCCGGCTTTGACCTATTCCGCCTCGGGCATTTTGTCCTACACGGACGTAATCCCGACGCTGGAAGCCCTGTTTGCCCAAGCTCCGCCCCCGCTGATGGACGCTGTTTCCGAAGGCCTGATTGACGGTGACGGTACTTATTTGCAGCCCGTGCTGTTGGTGTCCCGTGCCGTGCGCACCGCCATCCAACAATATTTTGCGCAACAGGAGGCTGGCGCTGGTGCCGTCGCTCGTTTCTTTGTGGAACGTGAAGCCATCCTAAGCGGTCGTTCGGTTCGCTACCTTGCGTATCTCGCCGCTGGCTCCGAAATCCCCGTGCTGTATGAGCCTGCGTACGACAAAATCGCCGACCGCGTGTTGTCCAATGGCCAGCGCATCGTCAACCAATGGGCGGTTTTGACCGTGGCCCGCAACCTCACCATCGCCTTCGGTTATGACACCGTGGAAGGTACCGTGGGTGCGTCGTTCATCATCCGCCGCTATGGTGCCGATATGCCTTCCAAGGCTGGTGTAACCGAGGCCCGTGCTGCTGCATTGGTGGGTGCTGGCATCCGCGACAAATACCTCGTGGCTGCTGCTTGCAGCTTTTTCGTAACCGTCTAATCCAACCAAACAATGGCTTGCGTATTATCCAACCTTTCCTCCGGCTGCCAACAATTCGGCGCGATTGTCCGCGTCTATGTGGGTGCCGTCGCTGATGTGGCCACCACTACATTTGACGCTAACGACCAAATTACGGGCTTGACGATGGTCGGCTACAGTGAATTTGTCGAACTGCAACCCGAGACGCTCGAGGCGACAACTCAAACCCTGAACGTCCTCACGCGTGACGATCGTTCGGCCCCTGCCCGCTGGGTGCACACCATCGACACCATGTTCCTCGGTACGTCCGTCGCCACCCGCGCCGCCATCGCTTCTTTGGTGGACTGCTGCGACAAACTGTTTGCTATCGTGGAGACCGCCAACGGCGACCGCTTTGTAGTAGGACTTGACAAAGACGCCACCGAAACGAACGGTGTGCGCTCTTCCATCGTGCCCTTGACCATTGCCAGCCCCAACGGGGTGAACTTTGGAACGGCCACCGGTGCCGGTGTGGTGACGTCTTTGCAGATGACCGCCACCACCGTGTCCCAAGCGTTCATGCTGAATTCTTCGGTAACGCTGCCCGTGGTGCCGTAACACCTCGCTGTTTTCCAACCTTAGGCCCGCTCGGTTTCGGGCGGGCCTTTTTTGTTATCTTTGATTTATGTTCGGACCCGATTATAGCGCATACAGTTTCTTCGGGGCACAACCCCGGACGGACGCGCAATTCAGCCAGCAGTTCCAAATGGCGACATCGCAGCCCAATCCGGTGCCGGCGATGATTCGCGATACAAAGGAGCTGCAAACAATTTTCGATTACCTCGGCATCGTGCCCCCGTGGAAGGACGGCGATTTTTACGCGTTCAACATGATGAGGTACTTTGAGCGGCTGGGAGAGAACTCCGAGAGCCATTCGAGCGCGATTAAGGGTATTGCCATGGCTGCGTTCGGCGACCGTGCGCAAATTGGTGTATCCAATTACGATGGGTTTGGCGATGAGGTTCGCGAGGCCACGGCACAAGAACTGGCCGCAACGGGCGAATGGCTGCTCTCCCTCGGGGTAACGGCTACCGAAGTGGCCGATATGAATCGGATGCTGTGGCGCTCGCTGAAAGAAAGCGGTAACGCCTATCTGCGTTGCCGTGTGGCCAGCGTAAACGGTGTCCAAAGGGCGCACTTGACCCTATTGCCGTACACAAATTGCGCGTATTCGCGTGACTTGTTTTACGGCAACGAACCGATGTTGTACTACAGCGACATTTGGTCAATCAGCTATTGGGTGTACAACCCTCCCCGGCTGTACGCCGTGACCCGTAACGGGGTGCCGAACTTTCAAGAATACGCCGACGGAACGCTCGAGACGGTCTTTCACTTTACCGAGAAAACCCCTAAGACGCAATGGTATGGGGCTCCCGACACGCTTGGGGCGACGGCGTGGATGTTCTACGAGACCCAACAATCGGATGCGCTGGTACGGCAGGCAGCTAACCGCTGGCTTGGCACTATGCTCTTCGTAACGCAGGCCCCGGATCCCATGGAAATGGCAGAGGTGAGCGAAGAGGAGATGGTGCAGCACCTGCAAAAAACCCAGAACAACATCGTGAACGCGCTAACCATGCAAGGCCAAAACCGTGCAGGCATTGGCGTGGTGCAATATCCGCATGGCAGCGAACGCCCGGAGGCTATCCGGTTGGAGCCTATGACGGACCACCAATACATAACAAGTACAGGCGCAATGGCACGGGAAAAAATCTATGGTGCGCATGGCTACACGCCTATCCTCAACGGCGAAATTCAGGCGCGCACATCGCTGGGCGGCAACCTGCTGATTGACCAGCTGCGGGTGACGGACGTGTTGACCCTGAAGCCCGCTCAGGACAAAATGCAACGCGTTTGGCAGAGCATTTTTGACGGCCTCGCCGAAGCCACCAACCGCCCGGATATGGCGAATAAGACGCTGTATTTCCGCAGCCCGGTGCAAACCCTTATCGAACAAATCCTACCCCAACAATCCAATGCCCCAGCCAACGTTGCTTTCATCGAGTGAGTGCTTATTTTACGTGAGCCATCACTACAGTCTGTCCGCTTCAGACGTGCAGAAACAAATCTTTCTGCAGGAACGCCGCGCCGCGCAAACGGTAATCGGGGCGGACTTTTTTGCCTTGCTATTGGCGGACGTGTACGATTACACTGGTACTGCGGAATGGGTGCCAGGGACGTATTCGTTTAACCAATTCGTTATCCGCTTCGGGCTGGTTTACCGCTCCGTTATGAACGGAAATACATCGGACCCCAACGGTAGCACGACGTGGGTGTTGGCGAATAAATTTGAAACCGCCTGCTACAATTTGCTTTGGGATAACGGACTTGCCAACTTCCTATCGAACGTAATCTTTGCCGCCAGTTGCAACTCGATAGCCTACAAAGTAGCTCCGGGGGGTATCGTGCAGATTAACGCACAGGACGCTCAGCAGGCCGCCATTCAAACGGCGCAAACGGTCGCAACCAAGTATCGAGAAGATGCCAATAGCTGGTGGGAGTTGGCAGCGCAATACGCCGTGGACAATAACGAAAGTTGCAACGGCGCGTTTGATGAGTTTTTGCCCGTGAAAAAGCACATCGCGTGTACGGCCAACGGTCAAACCGCTCAGCTTGGCAGGGCCCGTAACCGCTACTTCTTTGTCGGCACCTCGTTTAACCACCCCAACAACGCTAACTGGTAATGGCTGTTCGTGAGCTTTTAACGGCGGTAATTCGCGCTGGTGGAACGCTGGTATCGGAGACGGAATATCGCCGCCGTATGGCCATTTGTGAGGCCTGCCAAAACAAAGGCGAGGTAACGGTCTTGGGCGTGGATTTCGCTGGCTGCACGGCCTGCGGCTGCCCGTTCGTGACCAAGTGCCGCGCTGATTTTCACCCGCTTGACGGGGGCAAAGTAAAATGCCCGGAGGGAAAATGGTAGCACAAGCTTACATAATCAGCCGTATCGGCGACTTTGAGCGCCAACGCTGGGCGATTGACCAAGCGGATTCCCTCGGCGTGGGCTACCGCTTTTTCCCTGCCATGCAGCCCGATGGCGTACGTTGGGGAGCGCTCAATACCCGCTTGCGGGGAATGCGCAAAAACGGCGCGTTCGGCTGCTTGCTATCCCATTACCATGTATTGCAGGATGCACTGTTGAACGGCACCGGGGCCCTCGTTTTTGAAGACGACTTGCTCCCAATGCCGGGGTTCCAGTTCGACTTTACCGACCTGCCACCGGCTGATATGTACTTCTTTGGCTGGATAACGTGGGGAGCTGAGGCAAAGGTCACTCCTGTAACCGAGAACTGGCACAAACGGGACAATTTTGCAGGCACCCATT